GCTCCGCTTTGTCGGGAACCATCAAGACCTTGCAGAGCGGTTACCGCATAGCCCAATACAACCTCATCGAAGCACCGACGACGTGGGCCTACCAATACGGGGTCAGCGGTTCGTTTGCACTCGCAGAATCTTTGTTGAGCCTGCCATTCGTCAGCCACCTTGACAACCCCTACGATGCAAACTTTGACCTTGCTTTTGGAATCCCCAAGCAGTTGTACTATGCGGTGAATGTTGCCGCAAATAGCGACCCTTATCTATACACGAACAACAACCTGTTCAACGTGTATTGGTGGAACTTCATCCAAGAAACCGTCAGCCGTGAAGCGATGCAGTTGGAGTTGTCCATTATGCTCAATGCCGTGGACATCAGCCAACTCGACTTCCGCACTCCCATCTACTACGGAGGGGTCCGTTGGAGGCTGCTTGAGATTCGGGACTACGAGATAGGTCAGCAGAAGCCTTGCCGGGTAACGCTTCGCAGGATTCTCAACTTGACCGAGTTCGTGTTCAAAGAAATCTATTACTTCCCCTACGACGGCCCGGTTCCAGCAACGGATTCGGACTACCCGAACGAAGTACCTCCGATTCCAACCATCAAAGAACTCCCAGCGGTTGCAGGTCCTCCGGGTGAAACAGGTGCGACTGGAGCACAAGGCGACCCCGGTGCAACTGGTGCAGGGTTCACTCCGGGCGATGCAGCAGGCGACATCAAGTATTGGGATGGAGCCGATTGGGTCAACTTGGGCATCGGAACCGAAGGTCAGGTCTTGGAGGTTGTGTCGGGATTACCATCATGGCAGGATAAATAAACACTATGGCAGTTACTAAAGAAATCGTCCTCGAAGTAGGAATTAAGGACTCGACCGCACAAGGCACGACGAGTGCGAAGCAGCGTCTGCGTGAACTCCAAAAGACGCTCATTGATATGTCCTTGGCGGGGCAAGAAGGCACAAAGGCTTTCAAGCAAATGGAGGCCGAAGCGGGGAAACTCAAAGACCAAATTGGGGACACCTCGCAGCGAATCAAGACCCTTGCAAGCGACACCGTAAGGATTGACACCGTTGTTTCAGCGGTGCAGGGGATAACGGCAGGGTTTCAAATCGCCCAAGGTGCAGCAGCGTTGTTTGGGTCCGAGAACGAGGACTTGCAGAAATCGTTACTCAAGGTCCAAGGGGCGATGGCTCTCGCTACTGGAGTGCAGCAGGTTGCTAATTTGCTGAACAAGGATTCCATCCTGATAACCCAAGGGCAGGCAGCAGCACAGGCACTCTACGCAACCGCCGTCGGGGCAAGTACCGGGGCGATGAAGGCGTTTAGAATCGCCCTCCTTGCAACGGGTATCGGTGCAGCCATCGCAGCCGTAGGGCTACTTATCGCCAAGTGGGACGACCTGACCGCAGCGGTCCGCAGGTTCCTGAACCTACCCGACCCGGCCATCGCAGCGAAAGCAAGGGAGCAGGCGTTGTTGCGTGAAGAAGCAGCCCTCTCCAATTACCGGGATGCATACGAAGCCCACACGAACGCCCAAATCGCAGCAGACCAAAAGAGGGAGGCACAGGTCAAAGAACGCCAACGCAAGGAAGCAGAGGCCACCCAAAAGCGTTTGGAGCGGTTAAGGGAAGAAAACAACGCCATCATCAAGTTCGTAGAGGACCTGAACCTGCAACTCTACGAAATGGAGTTGGATAGGTTGAGCGAGCAGGAGCAACTGCAAATCAAAGCGATGCAAGCCGAAGCACAAAGGCGGATGCAGGTAGACACGGCTGACGCAAAATCCAAGATGGGTCAAGCCCAGCGTGAAGAGGACCTTGCTGGATTGCGTGAGAAATACGTCGGTCAATCCTTTGGGGTTATCAACGACATCATCATCGCATCGGCTGGAAAGAGCGAGGCAGCACAAAAGCGGGCTTTCAATGTTTCAAAGGCTGCTGCTATTGCCCAAGCCATCGTTAACACCTATTTAGCCGTAACATCTGCGCTCTCTACGGATTCAACAAAGTTGGTATTCCCCGGGCAAAGGTTCGTGGAAGCGGGTCTTGCTCTTGCTGCTGGTCTTGCAAACGTCGCCAAGATTAAGGCTCAACAATTCCAAGGCGGAGCAGGTGCAGGCTCTCCCGGTGCAGACGTAACGGGTGCAGGAGCAAGCGCAGCACCACCGCCCATCTTTGCGAACCCACAAACGACCAACCTCGGGACGGGCGAACTCTCGGCAGGCCAAGGTCAAGGCTCATCGCCTATGCGAGCCTATGTCGTGGAGAGGGACATCACCCAAAGCACTCGCAGGGTACGGAGGTTGGAGGAATTTGCAACTTTGGGGGCATAGGACATTTACCTGCATGGAACTACCCATTTATAGGATGACCGTGGACGAGGTGGATGAAGGGGTCCAATTCGTGGCCCTGACCGATATGCCCGCCATCGAACGGCCATTCCAAGCCTTCGCAAAGACACCACAAAAGTTCACCGAAACAGGCGAACGCAGGGTCCTGACTGGGCCTCTTATGCTTGCAGACACACCCATCTTTCGCAAGGACGAAACCTACGGGGAATACTACGTCGTCTTTGACAAAGCCACCATCCGCAAGATAGTTCAAAAGTATTTCAAGCAAGGCAACCAACACAACGTGAACGCTTACCACAACGCTGAACTCGATGGCGTGTTCATGTTCGAGTCCTACATCACCGACTCCGAGCGTGGTATCATGCCTCCCAAGGGCTACGAGGACACCCCCGACGGTTCTTGGTTCGGGTCCTTCAAAGTCGAGAACGACGAAGTTTGGGACAACCGCAACCTGTTCCGGGGTTTCTCCGTTGAAGGACTTTTTGGAATGGACAAGACCGAATCCGAACTGGAGGTCGCACTCGCTGGCCTCGCTGACGAATTAACCACTTTTTTGCAACAATTAACCCCCACCTACAAATCCCACTAACTATGAACCTGAAAAATGCAATCGAATCCCTGCGGACTGAACTCCGCAAATTCAGCACTCAAAAGCAGTCCTTCGCTGACTACAAGTTGACCGATGGCACGGTTGTCCGTGTTGACGGGGACCTCGTTGCCGGAACTGCCGTTTACGTTGTTGCCGAAGACGGCACACTTCCTGCACCCGATGGCGAACACGTCGTTGAGGGCGTTGGCACTATCAAGACCGAAGGAGGCAAAATCGTTGAGGTTATTGCTGCGGAAGTCGCAACCCCGGTCATCGAGCCATTGCCTGTTGCTGCTGAAATCACTCCCGAAGTGGCCGTTGAGGTTACCGAAGAAATCAAAGAAGCCTATCCTGCCATGACCCCCGAAGTTGTGGAGGCCATCGTTGCCAAGCACCTCGGAGCCATCATGGAAGAACTCAAGGCAGCCTATGCCGAAATGGGCAAGATGAAGGAGAAAATGTCCGCATTCGCATCGCAGGTCGAAACCATGGCCGATATCGTCGAGAAGGTTTCCGAACTCCCAGCCGAAGCCCCCAAGGCCAGCGGTTCCGCAATCGTTGAGCAACGCAAGGCTCAAGCCTCGCAGAACTTCAATGCTCTCGCACAAGCACTACAATCACTCAAAAAAAACTAACCCCCTAAACCCCCGCTAACCATGGCATACAATTTTGGCAATCTAAACGCCTACACCGACCAAGAGAGGCTTCCTCTCATCACCAAAGCGGTATTCTCCGCTCGTTCAGCAGCCCTGTTCACCAAGCAGGTGGGCATCAAGTTCGCTGCTGCCCTCAACCTCATGGACACCGATGCCTTGATTCAAGGCGGAGATGTTTGCGGTTACGCAAGTTCCGGCACGACTACATTCAGTCAGCGTAACATCACCGTTGGCCGTATGAAGGTTCAAGAAACCCTTTGTCCTCGTTCTTTGGAGCAATACTGGATGCAGACCCAGTTGACCGCTGGCTCTACCTACGATGGCGTTCCCTTCGAGCAGGCATTCAGCGAGCAGAAGGCTCTCCGTATCGCAGAGGCTTTGGAGAACGCAATCTGGAAGGGCAACACCTACTTTTCAGGTGTCAACCAGTTGTTGAACGCTGCTTCGGGTTCTACCATCAGCGGTAACACAGGAGCGGTTTCTGCGTCCGTTGGTATCACCACAGGCAACGCCATCGCCATCTTTGACGGCATCTACAACCAAATCCCACAGGCCATCTTGACCAAGACGGACCTCGTAATCTTCTGCGGTTGGGACAACTTCCGTACGTTGCTTGGTGCTTTCAAATCAACCGCTAACGTCCTGTACAACCAAGTTGACTTGGCTGGCCTTGCTGACGGGGACATTATGTATCCCGGCACAAACGTCCGTGTCATTGCAGTCCCCGGATTGACTGGAACAAACCGCATCGTTTCTTCTTACCTCGGTAACTTCTTCTACGGAACCGACTTGTTGAGCGATGAGGAACAGTTCTCGATTTGGTTCAGCAAAGACAACGATGAAGTCCGCTTCCAAGCAGCCTTCAAAGCAGGCGTCCAAATCGCTTACCCCGACTTGGTTGTTGACTTCCGCTTGACCTAATGTGTAGGGGGGAGGGAAACCTCCCCTCGCTTTTTGTTCTCTTGAAACTTAAAACCCAAATACACATATGTCCTGCTCCTTAACAACTGGCTACGCCCTTGGATGCCGAGATTCAGTCGGTGGCATCAAAGCAATTTACGTCCAATCCTTCATCCCAACGGGGTCCTGCAACGCCAACCTTTCAGGTGCGGTTACAGGCTTCACGGGGTACGCTTCGGGTGGGTTCTTCGAGTATGACTTGACCAAGGCTACGTCCTCTTTGACTGAAACCTTGAACGCAAGCATTGAGAACGGCTCGGTTTATTACACCCCCGAAGTAACATTCACGATTAACAAACTGCAAGTCGCAGTCCGCAACGAACTCCGCTTGCTGGTCCGCAACCGTGTCATCGTCATCGTTCAAGACAACAACAATCGTTACTGGTTGTTAGGTTCTGCAAACGGCTTGGAAGCAACCGCTGGAACCGCTGGAACTGGTACTGCCTTCGGGGACCGCAGCGGATACGAGTTGACGCTTACCGGGATGGAGCCCGACCCGATGTTCGTGATTGCATCCACAGTCTTTTCACCATCGACTGCGCAGATACTCGGCTCGTAGTATCTTTGACTTAGGTTTTCATCACTGAGGTTTGAGAGGGGCAGTCAGCAATGGCTGCCCTTCTTATTTTTACGGCCATGAAGATTTGCATCGTTTACAACGCCCATCCAACCGGGTGCAGTTTCTACCGCCTTGAAATGCCGAACGCATACCTTGGCGACAACTACCCGGAGTTCGATTACGTCTGCGTTGAGAACATCACCACGATTAGCGACGAGGGGTTGAAATCCATTGACCTGTTCCTGTTCAGCCGTTTGTGGTGTCAGGGAACCATGGAGCAGGTGGAGAATGTTTACAAAGCCCTGACCCAATTCGGAGCGAAAGTCATCCTTGACTTGGACGACTACTGGGTGCTTGAATCGGGCCACATCATGTACCGCCACTACCATCAAACCAAACTCGCAGAGGTCATCCGCAAGCACATCAAATTGGCTGATTGGGTTACCTGTACCACCGAACACCTTGCTGCTCGCATACGGCCTCTAAATGCGAATGTGAGCATCTTGCAGAACGAGCCTTACGAAGCCTATCAGCAGTTCATTCCCAACCCCGACGAAGAACCCGACAAGCACCTCGTGAAGTTCGGTTGGTTCGGAGGTGCGCAGCATGGCGAGGACATGGAGTTGCTTAGGGAAGGCATGCAGAAACTACGCTGGGACGCAAACTTGGATGGCAAGTACCGCCTCTACCTCGGAGGGTGGAACGACAATAATCCGGTATATGAGGGCTACGAAAAGATAATCAGCGACCAAGGGAACAACCCGAACTACGGACGCATTCAGGCTGCTGACATTTACTCGTATGTGGGTGGCTACAACTTCGTGAACGTTACCCTTGCACCGCTCCGGGACACCAAGTTCAACAAACTCAAATCCGAGTTGAAGGTGGTCGAGGCAGGGTGGATGAACAAGGCTATCATTGCATCCGAAACCATCCCCTACACGGACGTAATCAAGCACGGAGAGAACGGGTTCTTGGTTCCTTACAACAAGCCCAAGGACTGGTACAAGTACATCAAGCAGTTAATCCTTGACCCCGACCTGCGTAAGGGCTTGGCTGACAACCTAACCCGTGACATAAAATCACGGTTCAACGTGGTCGAAACCGCCAAGAAGCGGGCCGAACTATACAGGCAGATTGGGCGCAAATTGTGAAATTCGGGGGCATCGCACATTTACAAGCAGATGCTTTACCTGAACCCTGACACGACCAACACCCTGACGGTT